AGCGGCTCCAGTAGCGGCTCCAGTAGCGGCTCCAGTAGCGGCTCCGGCAAGTAATGCAAGTGCAGATGATATTCTGCAAATGATTCGTAACCGTCAATCTAGTTAAGGAGAAGTATAATGCAAAAACCTTTTGACTTAACAAAGTTCAGGACGTCAGTTACTAAGTCCATTAGTGGCATTAGTGCAGGCTTCCATGATCCTAAAGATTGGATCAGCACAGGAAATCACACACTAAATTACCTTATCAGTGGAGACTTTGCTAAAGGTATTCCCTTAGGTAAAGTTAGTGTGTTTGCAGGCGAGTCGGGGTCAGGTAAATCTTTTATCTGCTCCGGCAACATTACAAAAGCGGCGCAAGATCACGGCTGCCAAGTGGTACTATTTGATTCAGAAAACGCACTAGATGAAGATTGGCTACAAGCATTAGATGTAGACACTAGCCCTGAGAAACTTCTCAAGATTGGTGTTAGCATGATCGATGATGTTGCTAAAACTTTAAGCGACTTTATGAAAGACTATAAAACGAACTACAGCGATCTTCCTTACGAAGAAATGCCTAAACTACTATTTGTTATAGATAGCTTGGGTATGTTGTTAACACCAACTGATGTGAATCAGTTTGAAAAAGGTGATATGGGTAGAAAGCCTAAAGCACTTACAGCACTTGTTCGTAATATGGTTAATCAGATTGCACCGTTCCCAGTAGGTATTGTTGCAACTAATCACACTTATGCATCACAAGATATGTTTGACCCAGATGATAAAATCTCAGGTGGTCAGGGCTTTATCTATGCATCAAGTATTGTAGTTGCAATGCGTAAACTTAAACTCAAGGAAGACTTAGATGGTAACAAAGTCTCAACTGTACAAGGCATCCGTGCCGCATGTAAAGTTGTGAAGTCACGTTACAGTAAGCCATTCGAAGGTGTACAGATTAAGATCCCGTATGAGAGCGGTATGGACCCATATAGCGGTTTGGTAGATATGTTAGAAGCTAAAGGTCTACTTGCAAAAGTAGGTAACAAGCTATCCTATGTATCGCCAGTAACAGGCGAAGAGATCAAGGAGTTCAGGAAAGGCTGGACTGGAGAGAAACTTCAAGTTATTATCGACGAATGGGATATGAATCCAGAAGCAGAAGCAATAGACGTTGGTGATATAGATGCCGCAGATCTAAACGAGCATGAAGGGGATTTAGAAAATGAGTCATGATATTACGTTTTTACACGAGCTATGGGATAGCGTAAAGTTATTTGTTCCAAAGAAAGATCGAATACAAGCTTCGGAAGCTATTGTTAGGACGTTTGACGACAATGCTGACATTACATCAATTGAAGATCATTTGGATGACTTTGATGCAGTAATGAAGAATGCTATTGTGTCTCACTTTCAAATCAGTTCAGTTGACGACGATGATGATGACAACGAGTACGGGGATTACTAATGAGTGCTTGGTATAATAGAGTAGTGGGAGACCTTAGCGAGATTATTGGAGCTATAGGTCACTTTGAAACGGAACTCGAAAGTGCCAAATATGAAGTTAGAATAAAAGGGAGCCTGGAGAAAGCCAGTTCCTCCCTGCCTGGAATCACAGAGAACCGCTTCGGTCAGTTACAGGAGATCGAAGCGATTCTTGAACACTTAAATATATCCTTAAGAAAGGAACGTAGCATAGTGTTTAGGAAGTTCTTTGAGACATATAATCGACAGCTCACTAGTAGAGATGCAGAGAAATATGTCGATGGTGAGGACAGTGTTATTGACCTAACACACTTAGTTAATCAGTTTGCATTGTTGCGTAACAGATACTTAGGCATACTTAAAGGCCTAGATGTTAAGCAATGGCAGATTGGACATATCACAAAGTTACGCACAGCCGGAATGGAAGATATTGTAATTGATTAAGGTACCGTTGGCTAAGTTCAACAGGGACTACTACGGGCATGATCGTTTAGGCGGCAATTTTATTCTTGCATTAGAGTCTTTTAAGCTAGAAGTACACGAATGGAAAGAAGCAACTGGTATACAGTTTAACATAATAGTTGCTAACGAAACAGACCTGTACATGGCATGCGAAGTTACTAAGGTTTGGGCAGAATTCAATTCTAACGCAGACTATGCTATGTACAAACTCCACAATCCCACCCCACATATAGCAACAGATATTGTCAACTTACAGTTTGCAAGTTGGCAGGTTGCTGTAAGTGCTTGATTTATATAAGTTTTTTTAGTTGACATTTGACCTTTTTGCTGTATAATATACATATAAAGCAAACAAAGGAACAAAGAAAATGAGTTTACTAATAGCGTTGATACCATTATATTTTATAGTAAAAGTATTTGGCGGCATTGCAAAGCAAGACTCGTTGTTTAATATGTTTGTTTATGTGTTAGGTGTTGTACTTGTTTTAAAGCTAGTAGGCCTTGTTTAAGGTTGACATGCTAGAATATTACTGTATAATACTTATATTGTTTAAAAATAATGCCTGTGGGAGGGCTCAATTATGTCAAACTTTGTAAAAATAAATGATGGAATATATCGTAACCAACCAATCGAAGGAGTGTTTCCTTTGGTTAAACCAACTCAGCAAGGCAAGAAAGGCTATTTTGTGACTGTTAATGCATCTGCATTATTAGGTCCAGAAAGAACTTCGATCCGTGTTGTTGTACCGACACTAGCTAGTGTTGAACCTTTAGGAGAAGATGGCGCAGAATTTGTTGCTACTTCACCTACTATTGAGACTAAGCCAGTGGAAACTGATGAAGAAGCAATGATCCGTATCAGAGAGCGTTTTGATATATTGGATCAAATGACAGATGCAGTTGCTAACGGTGTAGTAAGGGGACTTATAGTAAGTGGTCCTCCAGGTGTTGGTAAGAGTTATGGTGTAGAAACTATACTCGATATGTACGATGCAGAAACTAAACTTGCTGGTCGTCCACCGAGAACAGAAGTAGTAAAGGGTGCAATGACCCCAATTGGTTTATACCAAACATTGTATAATAATTCAAACAAGGGTGATATACTCGTGTTTGATGATTGTGATAGCATCTTGTTTGACGAGGTATGCTTGAACATGCTAAAGGCTGTATTGGACTCAGGTAAAAAGAGAACAATTAGCTGGAAGTCAGAAAGTGTTGCTTTACGAAGAGAAGGCATTCCGGATAGGTTTGAATTCTCAGGAGGTTGCATCTTTATTACTAACGTGAACTTTGAAAACGTTCGCAGTAAGAAGATACAAGACCACTTAGCGGCACTTATGTCCAGATGTCACTACATGGACTTGGAAATGGATAGCGTGAATGATCGTTTCTTAAGAATCAACCAGATTGTTAAGGACGGCATGCTAGACGAATACAAGTTCGGTGACGAAGGCAATGCAGAAGTCGTAGACTTTATGCATGAGAAAGAAGCAAGACTTAGAGAAATTTCGTTAAGAATGGTTCTCAAGATTGCTGACCTGAAACAAATGTCTCCGGATACGTGGAAATCACTAGCCGCGAGCACTTGTATGAAGCGTTTGGGTATGTAAATACTCCCACACAGAACTGCTTAGGCGCTTCGAGCCTCTCCCCTTACATGACGTAGGGGAGAGTTTTTTTAATTATAATATGGAGAAAAAATGAAGATAGGAAATAAAGTATTCGCAGTATCGTTACTTAGCGCATTGTTAATCAACACCGCGGTAGCAGACGATGAATACATACAGCAATCAAGTGATTGGAACACACCGAGCGATTACATTGAAACAATTGTAGTTATTGGTTCGGAGATAACAGAAACAGAAACAGACGTAAGTCAGGACTTTTCTATTATTGAAACAATAATGCCAGCAGTATCATACTTGCCCGGGGGCTATGGCGGCTTTGCAGGATTCATGGAGCGAGGAACACAAACAATTCATACTACGGTATTTAAGAATGGTGTCCCAGCTAATGATGCAGGAAATGGATGGTATGACTTTGCGCATGATTTAACTACTGGATCAGAGAATGTAAAAGTAGTTAACGGTGCTAACAGTGTAATGTTTGGGTCAGGTAGTGTAGGTGGGACCGTGTTCTTAACCGACAGGATTGAGACAGGTGCAACCGTTAGAGTAGGCGAGCAACACACATTAACAAGTGTGTCTGTGTTTGATGCATTAAACATTAGTACGTTTAAAGTAAATAACGGCAGTGTGCGTAACGACAACACAGAAGATGATGAGTATGAAAACCAAACAATTAAGTTTGTTAAAACATTTGGTAATAACATAACAGTAGCGGCTAACCACGTTGACTACGAATATGATTATGACAACTGTTACACTCCAGCTTTTTCTACGTCCAACGATTGCATGCAAGATGGCACAAAGAAAGACATTAGTGTTCGTAACGATAACTTTACAGTAGGTTACAGCAGTAACGAGTCTGAGTACTTCACTGAAGGTGCGCTTACTTACGCAAGTAAAGCAGAGCGTATGTATGCAGACGTTAAGGATAACGTACAACTGTCTAACGCAGTTAACGTTATTGCAGGCGCAACATACAGTAAAGAGAAGTATGCAGGTGATGAGAATGCTGAGTCTAGTGTTTATACATCTGTTACATTCAAAGAGAGACTACAGTTAGGTTTAAGAGCTTCTGAGGACACAATAGTGTATAGGGGCGGTTATACAACTGAGGACTTCTATGTAAGTGTAGGTACTACATATCGTAACCCTACGTTGTATCAGCTAAAAGGCGACTCGTGGGTACAAGCTAATCCAAATTTAAAGCCCGAAGAAGGTCTAGGATTTGAAGTTGGCTACAAAGCATTCAGTTACTTTAACTATGCGTTTGATGAAAACATCGACTATGACTATGTTAATTCACAGTATGTTAACACAGGTAGTTACGATACATCAGGTGTAAGATACATGGACATGTTTGCTGTTCCGTATGGTTCATTCAATGTAATGGTTGGATTTACAGACAGCGATCAGCCTAGGGTAGCAGAATGGAAAAGCAGACTCTCATACTTTGCGAGTTTTAATAAGTTCACTACAGAGCTTGTTTATACTACACAGTTGGAACGAGGAATCGATCCAATAAGTGGTACTGAGTTAAATGATCTAGAGTCAGTAGACTTTGTTATTGGCTTAGATGAATGGAGTAACGGCCTTAAACTTGATCTAACTGTACAGAATTTATTCGATAAAGAAGTCGAAGTGATTCCCGGTTATGATGCAGGTGGTAGAAACATTTTCTTGACACTAACGTATAAGTAGACTATAATAGACTATGCCTAAAGTAACTTTAGTAATAAGAGACGAAGTAAACGTAAAGTTTGTTGGACTAGACGTTAAGACTCGCAGGAAGATTTCGGATGCGTCCAAATACTTCTTGCCCTATGCATTCCATATGCCAGCCTACAAGTTAGGTCGATGGGACGGGTGTGTTAGGTTCTGCGATGTTGGCGGAAGAACTTATCTAAATTTACTAGATCGTTTGCTACCACTTATAACCGAAAGTGGATATGAAGTAGTAGTAGATGATCAGAGGCAACCTTTTACATTAGAGTTTGAAGATGTTACTTCAACTGATTATGAACACGTGGCATGGCCAGCTAAACACCCTGCAGAGGGAATGCCGGTCCTGCTACGTGACTATCAGGTAACAGTTATTAATAAGTTCTTACAGAATCCACAGTGCTTACAGCAAGTAGCAACAGGAGCAGGTAAGACGCTTATTACAGCCGTACTAAGTCACAAGTGTGAGAAGTATGGACGCACAATCGTAATCGTACCAAACAAAGACTTGGTAGTGCAGACAGAAAGAGATTACAAGAATTTAGGGTTAAATGTCGGTGTGCTATTCGGCGATAGAAAAGAATACACAAAGACACATACCATTTGTACTTGGCAAAGTTTATCAGTGCTATCTAAGAAATCAAAGAAGGGCGAAGCACCCATCGATATTGAAGAGTTCTTAGAGGGTGTTGTATGCATAATGGTAGATGAAGTACACAAAGCAAAAGCAGACGTGCTTAGAGACCTTCTAAGCAGTGTGTTCTCTAACGTACCTGTACGTTGGGGACTAACAGGAACTATTCCCAAAGACGAACACGAAGCAGTAGCATGTACATGTTGCTTAGGCCCTGTTGTAGGCGAACTAAGCAGTAAAGAATTGCAAGACATGGGCGTACTAGCAGACCTGGATATTGAAATACTCCAGATGCAAGATGGTCAACTTGGCTTTGCAGGTTATGCGCAAGAGCTAAAATGGCTGGTAACAGATCCAGTCAGAATAGAACAAATCAGTTCAATTAT